GCGACAGATAACATGCATATGGATGTTACACTTGCGATGATAGGTGCTATTTCAGGAGATCTTGTAACGTACGAGGTTCTCAAACGTGGTCTCACCGGTAATTGGGTGGACTACTATACCTTTGACATGCCCGGGACACCGGAGCCTTTTGTCATGCAAAGAGGACAACTTATGGGTTGCGTATTTTCTTTCATTCTTCTGTGTATTGCTAATATAGCAATGTATCGTTGGGCTCTCGAGCAAAGAAATCCGTTAGACTTAGACTGCACCACCGCCCCTGGCGGTAACAGTATGAGAATAAAGGATTTGCCTGTACTCGTTAATGGAGACGATATCTTGTTTAAGGCTGATACAGCACTTGTAAAGATTTGGGAGAAGAATATAGCAATGGTAGGTTTTGAGAAATCGGTCGGAAAGAATTATGTGAGTCAAGATTTTTGTGTCATAAACTCGTGTCTGTTTGATGTACGTGAAGAAGACAGGTTACCCAATAAAATCCCTTATTTTAATATGGGTTGGGTAACAGGGGTCTCAAAAGGAGGAGGTAATCGGAAGAAGAACAAGAAAATGGTCGAAAAGAACGACGATGTCAAAGACATTCGTCGAATTCGCGCTCAAGTCGAAGAGACTGAGAAAGCGTTCTTAGATGACCTGGTTTCAGTTCGGAAAGCCGATGATCCACCAACTTACAATCGTGCGTTAAATCGGAGGTTAGACAATGTTCGTAGGTTCAAAGAGGAGATTTTCTTTCATAATAAGGATGAGATCTTTAAGAATCATTTGCCATTAGATAGTTTGCCTGGGGGTCTTGGACTCTCAGAACGAATATGTTCTGATAACTATGCAAATGGATTCAGAAAGTTCATTTTTAAAGAAGATAAATCTGGTTTTGACCAGGCGAGAATTACGGATGACGTAGAAATCTTGGCAGCGGATGTGTGCCCACGTGCATTAGGCGCTTGGAAGTTACCAATGTTGCATGGTAAACGTCCAAGTTTAGAGGACTTGGGCAATGACTTCAGATCAAAGACGAAAAAATCTAGAAAGGCTGATCCTGCGAGGGACAGCTTGCCGATGTTGGTTAAGACTATTAGACATAAATTGTTTGAGGGCCTGAGAGAATGGGAAACTCTCTCGCCTATTGAACGATGCATGTTTGAAGGTCTGAAATCGACTGATCGTGATTTTCTCGTTGAAGTTATTGCTTAGAGCGAATAAGGTTCGAAGGTATTAGATAGTGAGCTTGTTAACAAGTCTTTTCTATACTGTTCGGGCGAGGTTGATAAAGTTAATTATCGG